CTTCATTCTGCCAAAATTCAATAACCCCAATTTTAATACGATCGCCAAAGCTATCTACTACTTTTTCTTCGGGTGTATCGAATACAGGAAATCCATAAGAATCAATGTATCCTTCGTAGTTCCATTCCATAGGTATGAACAAAGAATATAATCCTGAGCTAGTCTGACCGTTGCGGTTCCTTCTTTCAACATTTGACTCATAGTATAATTTCTTGTAGTTACTACCTCCTTTATCTAGAGCGTTTGATGTTGAACCCATCATGCACTTACCTATAATTCTTGAACCTAATCTTAATGTCGTTTTTGTGACCCTCCAGTTGTTGAGGATGTTGTTCGGCCTTTCCCATTTCCCACTCTCATCGTGGACGAGGAGTTTAAGCTTCTCCCCATCATAGGAGTTATCACCGGTGTTCTTCCAGTCGATCGTTGTGTCCAAACCTTCAAGTTCCTCCGGTTTATCGGAGCTGACGATACTCCGTCTAGTAAGCTTACTGGCGGGTACTCTATAAGCGAGCTCCGTCTTCGGCCTGTCCATACCGTCCTGGATCGGTTTGAAAAAGAAGGGGTAATTAACCGATATCGGTACCACCTTGTCTGTAAACATCTTCTTAGCATCTGGTCCTGACTTAGATAAAATACCGAACCTTGCGTCAGATGATATTGTTGCCATATTGACGGTCTCTCCTGATGCCATAAATGAAAACCCTGAACGCCTGTTCTTAAGGTAACACATTCCGTAACACCTCGTGTCTGCTTTACAAGCTTCCCAGAATAGGAAGAATAAACGGTTTGCCTCTCGAAAGTCTGGTTGCCCAACGTCAATCTTACTCCACTGCAAGTACATATACTGAGTGCCAGTAATATAAGTAGGCTTGTCCTTATTATAGAACCAATAACCTTTTTCACGTCTTTGGAATTCATCGTCAATATACCCATACCAATCTTCTTTAAATGAGTTCGGATACTTTTCCCAATCAAAAATAGTTTTAATATTCTTTAATTCTTTAGGATATTCCGCAGGAACCCATTGTTTACTTTTATGTTTTACAACGTTCTTCTCAGCAGGTAATGCTATCTTAAGATCCTGAATTTGATAAACTTCACCAATTTCACCAGTCTTACTGATAACAACCATATCGTATTCCTCATTGTATCCATACTCCCATTTCTTAAACTTGTTCTTCTTGTCTAAGACTTTAGGTCTAATATGGTCAACTAATACGCTGTATAGTGTTTGTTGATACATTATTTAGATTTAGATCTACCTTCAGCAAAACCACCAAAAGCTTTCTTCTCTTTTTTATCCAGAGGCTTATCATTTAATAAGTTCTCTTCGTCTTCGATTCTTTTAAGAATTTCAAATGCATCGAAAATTGCAAGTTTCTTAGTTGCTGCAGCATTTTTTAATTTGTCTGCGCTAAGATCTTCACCGTTATCATTGCCAACAATCGGTTCTTTAGCTACTTTAATTAGCTCTAAGACTGCCGCTTGCCCAGCTAGGATTATATTTTCTTTCGTTTCCTTGATGTTCATATTCGATTACAATATCATTTGATTTCATACAGTACAATCTTTCGTTATCAATGACAAATTCAAATTCTCCAAATGGTGTATAACCAACTAGATCCCCTGGATTGATTCCGATAGCTTTTAATGAGCTATTACCGTATTTTAATATTCCTATAAGCTTTCTCTCTTTATCGACTGTAAGATTGTTATTATCTACAATCGGATTTATAAAGCACCTGTCTCCAAATGCGTTCCACTTATCATTCTGTTTATATAAATAAACTTGATCTGGTGAAACGAAATACATACCATCTATAAATTTAGATCTGCTGTCTTTTTTTCTACCTTTCATATCGTAGAAAACTCTAAATACATTGTGGTGTATAATTACTATATCACCTACTTTTATATCTGAATTAAATGCAATTGGTAATTCCACTACAACAGCTTGATTACTAACTGATTTAAAATCCTCTATCTTTGTATTAGTTATTAGACTCTTATCCTTACCTATTTTAACCTCGTTATCGTATCTACCGTTTATAGGTTTGACAATAAAATCAAATAGACTTTTCATTAATAAGTTAAATCGTATTCAACAGAGATCGCCATGTTAGAGTTAAAATTCTTCCATGGCATTACCTCGTTGTCTTTTTTGATGTATATACTGTAAGAGCTATCTCCTTCGTTACGTAAGATATGAGAAATCTCATTTCCACCGTAAACTGTTTGCCCTACTGCATAATGCATTGCATCTGTTTTGTAATCAGAACCTATACTTATCTTTCTAATTACATTACTCATTACTTAGTCTCTTCTGGCTCTACAGCAGTGTAACTTCCGTCTTTAAGATCGATATTCACAGCTCCATACTCTTCTTCAAGTTCAGCTTTAGTTTCGTTCATTTCTTTACTAGCTTCAGCATGCATTCCGAGTACTTCCATTTTCTTAGCCTCTAAGAATCCGATGTCTACTAATAATGCACTTAATTTTTGTTGGTGATCTTGGATCGCCTTTAATTGGTCTGCTGTAATAGCATTAACTTCTTTACTTTCCACTTCTACTGTTTTTAATACTTTTTCCATCTTTACTATAATTTAATTAAATTTAATTATTTTTATTATTACCTATATGTTTTGCTTTTTCCCAAGTTCTACCTACAAAATACGCTCCATAGACGGTCATTAGTAGTACCTGAAATATTGGTACATATTCTTCTGTTACTTTAAACTCCCCAATGTTCCCATCAAAGAATGCTAATATAGAAAAAATTACTGTTAAGAAGATTAAAACCGCTGGTCTAATATTCTTAGATAACCAGCTATCTGACTTCATATCAGCTTCCCAACGAGCTGTAACTTGCTCTTGGGCTTCACTATCCGCTTTCTCTAATATCTCTTGTATTAGTCTTTGTGCTTCTAGTTTTTCTTCTTCTGTGGTTGTTAATTTATCAATAACGTTACCGACTTCCTTTATGACCCCTCCTGTTAGCCATGCTAATATCTTTTTCATTAGTCTGTTAAACAACCTCCTTTAGAAGATCCTTTTCCTTGGTTAACTCTAAAATTAGGTTTAAGTGTCATATTCTTTAATCCTTTTATCAATCCATTAGATCTAGAGCTTCCGCCACCAACTTTACCAGGAGTTAATGTTCTTCCGGGTTTTTTTGCTTTAGGTATTATACTACCGGTTATCTCGGGGTTAGCATTGATACTTACAGGTTTAGGTTTTATGGTCATAGAACTACGAGTTCTAGTTTCTTGAGTGTTTTGCGAGTCTGTGTATTTCTTATCTTGAGCTGCTCTACCTTTTACGCTTAGGTTTTTATAAGCTGCATTACCTGCTTTTGTTTTAACAACTTTAGTATTAACATTTCTAGTATCTGTCCAAGTAGTTTTACCCTCTACTGTAGACTTAGTAGTAGACCATTTACCTTTAGTCACTTTATTTTTAGGGTCTTTAGGATCTGTTGGATCAATCTTATTAATTGCCATAATTATTATTTTGATTTTCTTGCGTTAACTCTATCTAATACTTTCTGCTTATAAGCCGCTTTCTTAGCCGCTCCAGAAGCTTTTTTAGTTTCTTTTGCTTTTATTAAGGCTTCTCTCTTTGAGACTCTATAGGTATTCGCCGCTGCTCTTTTACCCTCGTTAGATGCCTTTCTTGTTGCTTTATTTGTTTCAGAAGTTTTTAATCTATCATATTGTGATTTATTAATAGATTGGGTTCTAGTTTGGTTAGTTCCTTCTGTAACTACTCCATTTGTGACTGTAACACTACCGCTGTTTCTCAATGCTTGCCTAATACTTCTACGGCTAACATTGTCACTAAGGTTAGAGCTAAGTGAGGTAGGAGCGACTCTGTAGGATCCAGTGCTACTATTGGAAGTAAACATATTACCAGACCCCCCAGTTGTACTGCCTGTTGAATTTTCTCCGCGAAGAGATCTAGCTTGTATGTTTCTAGCTAACTCTCTCCTAGAACTACCGCTTCTTTTTGCTGAAGTATTAACTGGAACTTGCCTAGTGTAACGACCATTCGCTTGCTCCGTAAAAGTGCTAGAAGTAGTTGGGTTTTTTGTTTTACCTGGTTTAGTAGGATCTGGTATTGCCATTATTTATTGTTTTTCTTTTTAGTTTCGTTTAATACGTACCATCTATTAGCGGTAAAACCGATAGTGATTAGTAACAGTATTATGCTTAACGCATCG